CTGATCCAAGACCTTCAGCGGGCGCACCTGCCTGTGATGGCCTACAACCCTGGCCGGGCGGACAAGATCCAGCGTCTGAACATCGTCTCGCATATCATCGCCCGCGGCCGGGTCTGGATCCCTGAGTCAAGCCAGCGGAAGGGCTTTGTGCGCGACTGGGCAGAAGGGTTCGTGAGCCAGATCTGCGCCTTCCCTGAGACGACGAACGACGACTATGTCGATACCGGCTCGCAGGCCCTGCGCTGGCTGCGCGACGCTGGCTGGCTGGAGGTCGATCCCCCGCCGGATGACGACTGGGACGAAGACGACTACGCCGACACCGGCAGGCAGCGGAGGGTCAATCCATATGCGGTCTGATGGACTTGACACTGCCCGACGACTATGATGGCGGCATTGATTTATGACGGGGAAGGGCATGGCTGACCGGCAACCAGGATTCTTCGAAGAGATCGGTGAGGCCATCACCGGGTCTCGCCGTGCCACGCCGGAGACGCGGTCCCTGCCCGAGTACACGGGGATGCCGGAACTCAACCGGCTGACGCTGCCGAGCTTCAAGGCAGCGCTGGGCACCTTGCAGTCATCCCCCGATGAAACCGTCCAGATCCTCAAGGCGAACTTTCCTGGTGTTCAGGTGCGCCAGGACGAGAAGGGCAACTACATCCTGCGGTCGTCACTCGATCAAAAGGAGTATGCGATACCCCCGGGTGTAAGCGTGGGTGATATTCCGCGTATCATATCGGGTATAGCTTCGTTCGTTCCTGCTGGGTTGGCGAGCACGATCCCGCGGGCTGCTGGCGTATCTGCTGCGAATCAGGCGGTGATCGAGGCGTCCCAGGCGGGGACGGGCGGCACCTTCAACCCTGAGGATGTGGCGATTGCTGGCGTCCTGGGTGGTGCGATCCCGGCGGTGGGCAAGGGCATCAAGGCGGCTGCGCCTGCGGTGACCGGTGCCGCGAGGATGTTTCGCCGCGGGATGAAGCCAATGGAAGTCCCTGAGGTTCCGAGAGTCAAGGAGAGTCGCTATGAAACAGCCCAAGAAGGCCCGTTCTACCGGGTTAAACCCCGAATTGCTCAAGGAACTGGATCAAAAGATCGAGGAGTACGAGAAGAAGTACGGGATCCCGCAGGTGCCGGAGGATTACCTGGAGACGATGTTTCGCAACCAGTATCGGATGAATCAATCCGGGCGACGCTGAAGGATCCGACGAACTTCGTTTATCGGGCGGCCGATGACTACAGTCAGCGGTCATCTGGTCAGGCGTACACCGAGCCGCAGATGCCGCCCTCGAGCCTCGCGAAGCAGTCGGCAATCGGCCGCACCTTCGAGTTGGCGGCTGATGAGGATGATGCCTACAAGAAGACAGTCTTCGAGGCGTATGGCAAGCGCTACCCCGAACTCGTTGAGGCGACCGGCGCACAGAACTATGACCAGTTGCTCGAGGCAGCCTACCGGCAGTTGGCCAAGGAGACGACCGATCAGTTCCGCAACCTGCCGGTCAATATGTCGTATCACCGGGCGGGGGAAGGCAACTACCAGTCCAGCGGCGAGATGCTGCGGGACATCTACGGCAACCGGCACCTGTATGTCTACCAGGGGGGCGACCCTCACGACTTCCTGAATGCGGTCGATCCTGAGACGGGCCTGAACACCAACGAGATGTTCCGGGCCGTGCATGACTTCTACGGACACGCGGTTCACGGCAATCCGTTTGGGCCGAAGGGCGAAGAGATCGCTTATGGGGCGCACTCGCAGATGTTCTCGCCTCTGGCCCGAATGGCCATGGCAAGCGAGACGCGGGGCCAGAACTCGTTCGTGAACTATAGCCCGATCAACGCCCAGTTGATGCAGCGGATCAACCGGCTGAACGCGAACCGGTATGAGGCGGAGCGGCGAGGGCGGGACAAAGAGGCGGCCGATATCGACGGCATGATCAAAAGGGCGTGGAAGGAATTCCAGTTCGCCCCGCAGAAAAGCGTGCTGTTGCCGCCTGAGTTCCTTGACCTGGAGTACACCGGCGGAATGCCTGGGTACATCCAGCCGCTGATCCGGCCTGAGCCTGGGACAACCGCCTCTGAGATGCTGACTCACTTCAGTCATGTCCCCGATCTGGTGGCCACCGACCCAAGCCGGTACGGGTCGGGGATTGCCGGGCGGGAGATGCAGCGCCTGAAGGAGACGATGAACCCCGTGATGGAGCGCTCGTATTTCTACGCCGGGGATCCCTCGAGGGTGCAGCCGGAACCCGGACTGGGGCGCTTCCGGTACGGAACTCGAAGCGAGGGGCTGTACGACATTGAGAAGGATCCGCTGCTCCTTCGCACACTGGCGGCCGAGGCCAACCGGAGGCCGTACACGGCAAAGTACAACCAGGGGCTGACCGATCCTTCCCAGGCCTTCACTGATGTGGAGCGCATGGCCAAGGAGTACGGCTACGAAGGCCTGATGAACCCGAGCCAGGGCACGGCCATCATGTATCGGCCGACGCCGGTGCAGCCTTTTGCCGGTGGCGGCGCGGTCAGGCCGATCAAGCAGGGTATAAAGAGGGCAATTCAAGGGGCGCTTGATGTGTTGTCGCCCGCTGATACGGAAGCCAATAAGGCAAGATTTCTTGAAGGCAGCAAGGTGCAAGATCGCTTGTATCACGCCACCCCGCACGATTTCAGTGAATTTATGCCGGGAGGGGTAAACCCGGAACTGAGCGGGCCTGCGATTTGGATGACCCCAAACAGGGAATTTCAACCGGCGGCGCACAACATCAAGACGATACCGGGCCAACCTGGGCGGGTTTATCGAAACAAAGATCAGTTCACGCCCGGCACCAATGTCATGCCTCTGTATTCGTCGGTCAAGAATCCTTTGATTGCGACAGAAGAGACATGGAGGGCAGACTTCAAGCCTTTTGGTGGCAGCCCGTGGACGCTGACGAAAGAAGAGGTGGCCAAGATGACGGCTGCCGGGCATGACGGAATCATGTACTACGACCGCAGCGGTAATCTTGCCGAGGTGATCGCATTTCAACCTGAGCAGGTCAAGTCTGCCATCGGCAATCGAGGTAGTTTTGATCCGACCAGCAAAGACATCACAAAACGCCGTGGCGGCCTTGCCGTGGCCAAAGGGAGCCGCTGATGCCCACCGTACCAGCAAAGGCCGCAGAGGCCGCCAAGACCCGTCTGAAGCGCCTGCTGGGCATGGAGACGCCAAAGGCAGAAAAGCTGCCCGATCTGGAACCGTTTCCCAATCCAATCGAAAGCCAATCGGTTTCCAAGATGGGCGAGATGCTGGAGTCGAAGACCCCGCCGATGACCACACCGCAAGGGACGGGGCTGCCGCTGATGCCTCGCGGCCAGGGGATGTACACGCCCGGCGTGCCGCAGGTGGATCTGCCGCGGATGCCCAGCGTGGACAAGGCCCGGGCGGAGGGCAAAAGCCCGAAGTACACGCCGCGGATGCAAGACCTGCTGGACAGCCCGACTGCCCGGAAGAAGGTCGATACCCTGATCGAGAAGGGCAGGAAGCTGGGCATGACCGAGTGGTATGGCACCGAGCCGCTGCGGCAGGTGGCCATGGATCTGGGGATGAGCCAGAAGGAGTTTGACGCCTTCCTCGCGCAGATGGCGTCCGCGTCCCAGCGGAACCCGGTGGATCAGCAGAACCGCATGGGGTCGTACCTGTGGCACCTGAGCCAGACGGGCGGCTTGCCTGAAGACGCTTTCCTGCTTACGAACAAGATCCGCCGGGGCAAGGAGCCGATGCCTGAAGGCACGCCGATTGAGTTGCCGCCTGGATACGGGTCGCTCGCGCAGGGCGACATCTTCAGCCGCGGCAAGCAGATCGCCGCTGGCGACATCGAAGGGGCGCTGCCGCCGGACCGAAAGCTCGGCACCTTCTACCGGAACTACCAGGGCAACCTGCGGCCGGTGACCGTGGATGTGAACGCGGTGCGAGGCCCGATCATCGAGCGCGGGGATCCGCGTTGGCTGGCGTCCAAGCTGGTTGAGAAGGACGAAGAGGGCAAGGTGATCGGCGAGTACTTCCCGCGCAGGGATGTCGCCGAAGGCAAGATGTCCCTGAAGGAGGCAAAGGAGCGCCCAGGGTTCTGGGAGGCCGCGCCGTCGGGGTCTGAGTACGCAGGCTTCGAGGACTTGTGGCAGCGTGCCGCCAAGCGGAAGGGGGTTTCCCCGGCGGAGGCGCAGGCGCTCGGTTGGTACGGGTCTGCTGATGTGACGGCGCTGAAGACCAAGCCCGAGTTGTACATCGACAACCTCGAGCGCATGATTCGCCGCACCGCGGAGCAGACCGGCCGCAGCCCGTTGCAGGTGATGGAAGAGGTGTTGCGCGGCAAGGATTACCTCCGCAAGGAGGGCGGCGCGATCACCAAGGGATACAACGAGGGTGGTCTGGCCGCCGCCGAACCGACGCAGCCGAACGAGGCGCTTGCCATGCAGATCTTGGACATGGCCAGAAGCATGGGAGTTAGCCCGGAAGAGGTGATCATGATGCTCATGGAGCAGCAGACACCGCCCGGGATCAACGCATAAAGGAACTGGAACATGGCCACACAGATGCCGATTGACCCAGAGTACGGGCGCTTCGTTCAGGGGATCCCTGACGATGCTTCGCCCGAGCAGCCGCCTGAAGAGGCCATGGAGGTCGAATTCGAACTGACCGACGAAGACCTCGAGGAACTGCCCGATGGGTCTGTCCGCGTCCGTCTGGACACCACCGGCCCGATGGAGAGCAAGGACTTCTACGAGAACCTCGCGGAGACCGATGTCCTAGACATGGTCGAACAAAGCACGATGGCCCTGCGGTACATCGAACTGGCCGAGAAGGACAAAGAAGCCCGCAAGCAGCGCGACAAGCAGTACGAAGAGGGCATCAAGCGCACCGGTCTGGGCAACGACGCACCGGGTGGCGCGAACTTTAACGGCGCATCGAAGGTCGTTCACCCCGTAATGGCCGAGGCGTGCGTCGATTTTGCTGCTCGAGCCATCAAGGAACTGTTCCCGCCCGACGGTCCGACCCGCACGAAGATCCTCGGCGATGTCGATGAGGTGAAAACGGCCATCGCGGAGCGCAAACGCGACTACATGAACTGGCAATTGTCGGAGCAGATCGAAGAATTCTGCGACGAACAGGAGCAAATGCTCACTCAGTTGCCGCTTGGAGGCTCTCAGTACCTGAAAATCTGGTACGACGAGAAGAAAAGACGGCCTTGCGCCCAGTTTTTGCCCATCGACAATGTGCTTTTGCCCTTCGCGGCGGCGAATTTCTACACTTCGCCCCGGATAACGGAGGTCGATGACATCTCCGAGTGGGAATTTCGCTCGAGAATCGCCTCCGGGCTGTATCGGGACACCAATCTCGTCCGGGTGACGATGGATCCCGAGCCGACTGGCCCGCAAAAGGCCACGGACAAGATCGAAGGCAAGTCGCCGAACGAGAACGAAGACGGTTTGCGCCGGGTTTTCCACATCTACACTTGGCTGGAACTGGAAAACGACCCTTACACCAAGGGTGAGTCGGCCCCGTACATCCTGATGATCGACGAGATCAACACCGAGGTGGTTGGTCTGTACCGAAACTGGGAAGAGGGCGACCAAACGATGACGAAACTCGACTGGATTGTCGAGTTCAAGTTCATCCCCTGGCGCGGAGCCTATGCCGTTGGCCTGCCGCACCTGATTGGAGGCCTCTCCGCGGCCCTTACAGGCGCTTTGCGGGCCTTGCTGGACTCTGCCCACATCAACAACGCTGCGACGCTCCTGAAGCTCAAGGGAGCGAAGGTATCGGGCCAGTCACAGCAGGTCGAAGTCACCCAGGTGGCCGAGATCGAGGCGGCCCCTGGCGTGGACGATGTCCGCAAGCTGGCCATGCCGATGCCGTTCAACCCGCCTAGCCCGGTTTTGTTCCAGTTGCTGGGCTGGCTGACGGATGCCGCCAAGGGCGTGGTGACGACGAGCGAAGAGAAGATCGCCGACATCACTTCGAACGCGCCGGTGGGCACCACGCAGGCCCTGATCGAGCAGGGCGCGGCGGTGTTCTCCTCGATCCATGCTCGCCTGCACAAGTCGCAGGCCCGGGTGCTGCGGATCCTGTCGCGGATCAACCGCTGGTACCTGGACGATATGCAGCGCTCGGAGGTCGTGGAAGACCTCGATGTGAAGCGCGAGGACTTCGCCCGGGTGACGGATGTGATCCCGGTGTCCGACCCGCACATCTTCAGCGAAACCCAGCGCATGGCCCAGACCCAGGCGGTCATGGCCATCATGGAGAAGAACCCGGACCTCTTCAACCGCCGGGCGGTGATCCAGCGGTTCCTGAAGCAGATCAAGGTGCCGGGCATCAACGAACTGATGACAGATGTGCCGCCCCCGGCGAAGATGGACTCGGCCAACGAGAATGTGGCGATGTCCATCGGTCAGGCTGCGTTCGCGTACCCCGAGCAGGATCACCTGGGCCACATCCAGGCTCACCTCGACTTTGCGAAGAACCCGGTGTTGGGTTCGAACCCGTTCATCGCCCCAGGGTTCCTGCCGAAGGCCATCGAGCACATCAAGCAGCACATCGTGCTCTGGTACCTGTCGCGCATGAACGGCTATGTGCAGAAGTCCATGGGCAAGAAGCTGGGCGACTACGACCTGCTGGATGATCCGAAGGCCGTGGACAAGCTCTTCGCCCTGGCGAGCCAGCACACCGAGATGGACACGCAGGAAACGCTGCAAGGCATCCTGCCTGTGATCCAGAAGATGGTTCAGGATCAGCAGAAGTTCAAACCGAAGCCCGACATGACGCCCGACGCGCAGGTGTTGTTGCAGACCAGCATGGCCGAGACGCAACGCCGTCAGGCCCGCGATCAGGCGGAGATGCAACTCAAGGACAAGCAGGTTGCGGCCGAGATCCAGCGCGAGATGGAGAAGCTCGCGTTCGAGCAGCAGCGTGCCATGGAAGAACTCCAACTCAAGCTGGCGCTCGCCACCGGAGACATGGAGTTGAAAGAACGCATCGAGACGGCTCGTCTGACGAGAGATGCGGCGCAACTTGTGAACGACAAGGAGCGCATCGTCATCGACTATCAATCCAAACTCGGAGGTTCAAGTGGCTACCAATAAACCGCAAGACAGCATGATGATCCCGATGCACAAGCGCATCGCCATGGGCGAGAAGCTCGACGGCTCTTCGCTCCAACCCAAGGGTCAGCAGCCCGCCCAGCAGAAAGGAGGCCTCTCGCAAGCGAAACCCAAATAAAACCAAATGGCAACTATTTCGGATCTGATCGGCGGGATCAAGGCGTCGCAGGCTCAAATTGCCTCGTCCTTGGCGCAGGGAAATGCGCCGAATTGGGACGCCTATCAACGGCTGGTTGGAAGACACGAGGGACTACAAGAAGCCCTCGACATACTCGATAACATGATGAAGGAACACGATGAAGATGAATGAGCCGGTAGCGGTTAACACCGCTGAATTAGCTTGGGCATTTCCGAGCGTAGACCCCGGTGCCAAACCTCTTGGCGGACGCATTCTGGTTCAGTTGCGCCGCACCAAAAAAAAGGCAACGAGTGCCGGGATTATCTTGGTCGAAGAGACCAAGGAAACCGAGAAGTGGAACAACATGGTGGCCAAGGTCATCGAGGTCGGCCCATTGGCGTTCAAGCACCGCGACACGATGGTCGCGTGGCCTGAGGGCGCATGGTGCTCGGCAGGTGATTTTATCCGCGTCCCCAAGTGGGGCGGCGACCGCTGGGAGGTTCAAGTCCCCGGCGAAAAGGATGAAGACCCCGCGCTGTTCATGATCCTGAACGATCACGAAATCATCGCGAAGGTCACTGGCGATCCGCTTCTCATGAAGGCATTCCTATGAACACAGAACCGAAAACCAAAGAAGAAGTCTTCGAGGTCACCGAGGAAAAAGACGGCTCAGTCGTCGTGGAACTGCCGGAAGGCATGGCCACGGTGGAGATGGCCGAGGGCGGAGAAGCTCCCGCCCAGGAAGAAAGTGGCGACGAAGATCAGCCGGGCGACACAGATGCGATCCGAGAGGCTCGCCGTGCCCGCCGCCGTGCGAAGAAGGAATACATCAAGCGCACCAACGAAGAGAAGGATCAGCGCCTGACCCTGCTTCAGCGGCAGAACCAAGAACTCATGGAGCGGCTGGCCGCGGTTGAGCGCAAGACGCACACCGCCGATCTGGCTCGGCTTGACTCGGCGATTGCCGACGAAGAGGCTCGGCTCGAGTTCTTCAAGCGCAAGATGCGCGAGGCCACGGACAACTCCGACGGCAACGCCTTCATGCAGGCCCAGGAAGGCTGGTACGAGGCCCGGCGCAAGGTTGAGGCCATGCAGGGCATCAAGCAGCGTGCGGTGCAGGCCACGAACAACGAGGCAGGCCCGGCCAACCCCAGGCTGGTCAAGCTGGCCAACCAGTGGATGGAGCGCAATTCCTGGTACGACCCCAACGGTGGAGACGAGGATAGCCAGATCGCCAAGCTAATCGACAATCGGTTGGCGTCGGAGGGCTGGGATCCGGCCACTGAGGAATATTGGGACGAGTTTGACAAACGCTTGCAGGCTCGTTTACCGAATCGCTATACTCACGATCAGGACGAACAACCACGAAGGAAGCCTCGAAGTTTCGTTACCGGCTCAAGTAGAGAATCATCGGCCGCCCGCGGAAGCGGAAACACCTTTGTCCTCGAACCAGAACAGGTACGGGCAATGAAGGAAGCAGGTTTGTGGGATGACCCCGCAACTCGCAACCGAATGATCAAACGCTACGCCGAGCAGGCACGAAACAATAGAGGGTAAACATCATGGATTCTCGTCTCAAAAAATCTCTCAACGCCGGTGGTCGCGAAACTCGCGCCAGTGAGGACGCCAGCCGGGCGGCACCTGAAGAGAAGTTCATGTCAGCGCAGGAGCGTCGAAAGATGTGGAGCGATGAGTGGACACAAAGTGCGCTACCAAAGTTGCCCGAAGTGCCGGGCTGGCACCTTTGCTGGTTATCAACGACCAACAGCTACGACAGCATTGATAAGCGAATCCGTCTCGGATATGTACCGGTGAAAACCGAAGAGATGCCCGGGTTCGAGAATTTCCGCGTAAAGGCTGGAGAGCACGCTGGTTTCATTGCTTGCAATGAGATGCTCCTGTTCAAGATTCCGATGGAAATGTATCAGGACATCATGTTGCAGATGCACCATGAGAAGCCCATGGAGGAGGCGGAAAAGATCCGCGTCCAACTGGAAAATCTTCAGGGTGCGCGTGACTCCTCAGGTAGGTCTCTGGGGCGGGTTGAAGGCGAAGGCTTTGGTGAAATCGAACGATCCGTTCCTGAACCCATATTCCATGGGTAAGGACATCAACCAAGGAGTCATGCAATGTCTGCAACTAATGCTCCGTTCGGTTTGCGCCCCGCGTTCCATCCGTCTGGACTGGATCGCGCTCAGGCGCTTGCCAACGGTATCGCGTCGGCTTATGGCACCGACATTCTCAAAGGCCAACCCGTCAAGCTGAATTCCAGCGGCAACCTCGTTGTCGCGGCCGCAGGCGACGCCTTCCAGGGCGCGTTCGCGGGTGTGGAGTGGACTGACACTACTGGCCGTCGTCGCGTCTCGAACTACTGGCCCGCTTCCACGGCGTACCAGACCGGTTCTTGCGTGGCCTATTTCTACAACGACCCTAACATCGTTTACGAAATCCAGGCTGACGGTTCGCTGGCTCAGACCTCCATCGGCGACATGGCCGATCTGTCCAACACCACCGCCGGTTCGACGACCACGGGTCTGTCGCAGTGCACGCTCTCGACCACTCTGGCCGGGGCTGGCAACAGCGCTCAGATGCTGATCCGCGATCTGGCACCGTACCCCGACAACGCTTGGGGCGATGCGTACACGATTGTGCGCGTAACCATCAACGAGTCGCAGTTCAATGCGTCCGTGAATGCCATCTAAGAAAGGGGTGAATCATGGCCGCTCCGATGCGTAGTACCGACTTTCGGTCAATCGTTGAACCAATCCTGAATGAATGCTTCGATGGCGTTTACGACCAGCGGGCTGATGAGTGGAGCCGAGTGTTCCGCGAACAGCAGGGCATTCCCCGCAACTACCACGAAGAACCTGTCCTGTACGGTTTCGGCGCTGCGCCGGAACTGCCTGATGGCACCCCGGTGACCTATCAGCAGGGTGGCGTACTGTTCCTCAAGCGCTATGTGTACAAGGTGTATGGCCTCGCCTTCGCCCTGACCAAAGTGCTGGTTGAGGACGGTGACCACATCCGTATCGGTCAGGTGTATGCCCGCCACCTCGCTCAGTCCCTGATCGAGACCAAAGAAACGCTGTCCGCGAATGTGCTGAACCGCGCATTCAACGCTTCGTATCCTGGTGGTGACGGTGTGGCGCTGAACAGCGCGTCGCACCCCATCGTGAACGGCACCTTCAGCAACCTGTTGACGACCGCCGCGAACCTGTCGCAGACCTCGCTGGAGCAGATGCTCATCCAGATCCGTCAGGCCGTGGACAACAACGGCAAGAAGATCCGTCTGGTGCCTCGCCAACTGGTGGTCGCCCCTGGCAATGTCTTCCAGGCCGAGGTGCTCCTGAAGTCCGTG